AAAATTGATTGGGTTGACCCGCCATCACTATTGAATCCGATGAGATTTTCTCCCGGCACACAGGAAAGAATACCAGTGACCAGTCGAGTCACTAATGAACCGTCTAGCCTTGCCTCTCCGCTTTCGAAATCAATAATTAAAGTCTGCCCTTCTGCGACTGTTCCAGCATAAATTGCCTCTGTGTCGGTCGTATTGTTCTGGATTTTAGGATTAACACAGGGTCCAACAATTTTACATACTGGGTAAATTGTAGTAGTTGAGCTAATCATGACAGATTGGATGCCGCCACCGCCCGCAATCCAGACCTCACCAATGTTATCCAAAACTAAACCAGTATCATCCCACTCTTCGCCACCAACTGCGCTGGTTAGTAGGGGAATTTCGACCGAGTTAGTATAAATTTCCTCACCGCCCGGCGTTTCCGTATATTCGCGCCAATAATCGTTGCCGAGCGTAAGACCAAGCGTCCACTTTGAATACTCTTCACGAGCGGTTGGCGGAATTTGGAGTGACGTGCTAATCCAGGCATTACTAACAGCGAACATGGCGCCATCTTTTTTGACATAGACAATTTTGTAGGTGTGGTTGATTTTAAAGAATCCGATTAACTTCTCTACTAAAGTCCAGTATGGCGTTGTCTTTGGAACGATTACGCCGTTGATGACCTGTTCAGTTACATCGAGACGTTGATGCAACATCTCTCCGCCGTCAGCCTCCGTAAAGCTGACAGCCGTCGTATTTGGTTCGGGTCGGACGAGCAGAGTATTATCGACGTCGAGATACAATTCTTCGGCATCGAGCTCGAGGCTTACGTCGTCATCTCGAATAAACTTCTTGATGTAAAATTTATCATACATTTTAATAAACTCCTTGTGTTTTTAAGGCGATTTTTCGACTGATAATATTCGCGAGTTCTTCGGGATCTTTATTGTATCCATCTATAGAGATCGATACGTTATAAGTGTTACCACTGTTCATGCTGCCAGTTTTATTAAGCTGATCAAGGTTGTCGTAGCCAGCTTGACGTGCCGCTGCTGCACGGATAACATATTCACCCTTCGAAAGAGCGTAGAAGTTTGAGTCGCTAGTATCGGTGCCAATTCCCTCAACGCGGCCACCCATTGCCGCTTTGGTGATATGGGCGAACCCAGTGCCGTAATCAATACTTTGTCCAGTTGCGAGTGCGACTACAGCTACGATGGCGTCGGCAATACTCATAATCATATCGCGGAAAGTGCTGAGGATACCATTTACGCCGTCGAGGGCGTTTCTGATTGCTTCACCCATTTTCGTGAAACCGTCGCCGACTTTTTCGATGATATTAGCGATGCCATCTAGGGCGGTTTTGAGTGTGCCGTTGATGATATTTGCGACTGAGTTCAATACTTCTGAAAATGTGCCACTTAGCGTCTCGAGCAGGGGAATGACGGCACTTTGTGTGAGGTTAATAATCGAATTTGTCACGGTGTCAATAATGGCAATAAATGAGCCGGTCATGAATTCACTGAGCGGGATGAGCGCCGAATTGGTCAAGTTAATCATGAGGTCGGTTAGCGTTGTAATGGTGAGCAATACAGTTTCCGCAATAAAAGTCGCAAGCGGCATTAGCACCTCATTAAATAACGTTGTAATGGTTGGCATAACGACGCCAATCGCCGCGCCGATGAGTAGAACGGCGGCTGCAATAGCCGCAGCTGCAACTGTAAACATAGCCGCGCCGACTGCGATCATCGGATCGGCGAAAGCCTTGAAGAACCCAGCAACCGCTTCGCCAATACTCTTGAAGGCAACTTTGATTGGCTCCAGTACGGCGCCGACGACAGAGCCTAAGATATTACCAAGCGACTTGAATGCTGAACTGATCGTATTGCCGAGATTGGTGATTTTTGAGGCAAGCGAACTGCCAACTTTAGAGACTGACGAACTGGCTTCGTTCGCAACGTCTGTTCCGATATTCTTTTTGAAAAACTTTGAGAATGGATTGCCAATATGTTCTTTGAGACCAGAGAGCAAGTTTGTGCCGACGGTTTTGAGCACAGTGCCACCAAGTAGGAGTCCGAAGCCGGCAAGAATTGGTCCAGTATTTTCCGGCTTCGCAAATTCCTCGCCAAGGCTATCGACAATTTGACCGACAATCTCTGGTAGTAGCGGGATAATAGCAGTGACAATCCGCCCCGCGCCAGCCGCAACCGCAACGAATAATTTAACGAATCCATCGATGATAGTTGTTACGTTATCAGCGTTGGAGATGAAGTCTACAATACCGTCGACGAGAGCGTTAATGATATCGGGCAAAACTTCAAGTACCGGAGGAATGATGCTCGTTAGCATAGATATAATACTGCTGACTAAATCCGGTAACACACCAACTAGGATTGGCGCAAGTTCGCCGAACAGGTTCCCGATATTAAATACGATATCATGAATAGCCGGTTCGAGGTTTTTAGCTGCGGTTTTAACGCTGTTCACAAAAGCTGGAAAAATATCATCCCAGGCCATCGTAGTCCCGCCACCCATAAAGGCGAGTAAGTTCTTCCAAGAGGCCTTGACCATATTGAGACTGCCGGATATAGTTCCTTCGGCTTCAGCCGCCGTAGTACCTGTGATTCTTAGATCTTCTTGAATAACGTGAATTGCCTCGGTAATATCAGCGAAGCTGTCGATATTAAATTTTTTCCCCGCCAGTTTTTCTGCGTCAGAGAGTAGTCGCTCCATCTCCGTCTTTGTGCCACCATAGCCAAGTTTGAGATTATCGAGCATGGTGTAATTTTGCTTAGCGAACCCCTGATAAGCGTCCTGGATACGCTCCATGTCGGTACCCATTTTGTTGGCATTATCGGACATGTCGATAAGTGCTTGATTGGCATACTCGGCGGCTTTAGCAGTGTCACCTCCTAGACCCTGAAGAAGACTGGCTGAAAAACTTGTAACAGTTTCCATATACTCATTGGCGGAAAGTCCAGCCGTTTTGTATGCCTGTTGAGCATAGCCGTCTACTGTATTGAGTGCGTCGCCAAATAGTGTTTCGATACCGCCATACAACTGTTCCCAATCGGCATAAGCCGTGAGTGCACTCTTGCCAATCCCTGCGAAAGCGGCTGCTGCAGCTGTTCCCGCTGCAGCAAAAGTTCCCATAGCAACCTTGCCAACACCCGAAAACACAGTTTTTAGGTTACTGCCAAGACCACTAAAAATTCCAGTAATTTTATTACTGCTGCTCGTAGCCGCCGTTTCTGCGCCAGCTAGTTCTTGTTTGAGATCATTAGTGATACCTTTGAGCGACGGCTTGATTTGAATCCATGCCGTGCCGATAGAAGTATTGCCCGCCACGGTTCCCACCTTGCGAAATTAGTTGCTGAATTCCGCTTTGACCGTGCGTGTACGTTACTTATATTATATCATAAGAATGGGCTTATTTTGCGATACGTTCTATAGATGCGCTCGCCGTAAGCATAATCTTTACAAATGTCGGGAAAAATTGTTGACACGTATTAGCACTTCCTATATAATGAGTGCTAGTAGGGAGGAATACAAATAGGTACAGTTCTCTACTTTAACAAATACGCCGTGGTAAGCGTCATAGTCGTAAAAGCAGCAAGAACGCAGCTGCTGGGGAGCGTAGGTTTAATTACCACCTCCTTAACGGAGTAGAAGTCTTTTACGGCGCCTACTCTCTCCGACAGGTGCGTTTTTACGTACTGAAAAGGCAGGTTGGTAGAGCGGTTTAATACACTGGTCTCCAAAACCAGCGCGTGAAATTGAAGATTAACTCCCAGATAAATTAGCGCCAAGGGTTCAAATCCCTTACCTGCCGCCATCAAAAAATACCCATTAAGGGTATTTTTTGATACTCCCAGATAAATTATCTGTTCGCCAATAGGCGACTGTAGGTCCACAAAAATAAGAATTTATAGCCCCGCAGTCGACTATTTAATATACTTTTGAAAGTTCTTGTTACACTGATTATATAGCGTTATCCATAAAAAAACAATACAGAAAATGTGGTATAATGCGGTCCGCCGGCGCCAATCTTTTTTTGCCGCCGGCATTGCGCCGCTACAATTTTCCCGCTTTTTTCAATTTTTCCACCTTATCATGGATATACGAATTGCCACGAAGTTCAGGACTAGTATAGCGACCGTAGACTTCGTAAAAGCGCTCGAGTTCGATTTCATCGATCGGCTGTCCCTGCTCCACATCGGCGAGGAAGCGCACAAGGAAATTCTTGTGCGCTTCGAGTTCAATACGCCTATTGTCCTCAGCGATAGCGTCCATTTTGTCGTTTAACGGTTTGAGCGCAATGCTGAGTCCTTTGTTGAACATTTTACATAAACCACCTATGGTGGCGCCAGCTCCGATGAGCCAAGCGCCGATTTCAAAAATCTGACCAATGGTAATTTCGCCCATGTCTATCTCTACTCCGTTGGCGTGGTTGGCGCTGTGGTCGTCTCCAATGCCGTAAGATATTCAATATCGTACGTCATCGTCGTCTCGTCTTCCGGATCCTTGAACTTAAATGCCTTCATGTTGATCGGATATGATACGGCATCTGTATTGTTATAGGTGCGGTCACCGGAACGGTCAACAAACTGACAATCGCCTAAGATGTGGCGGTGGATGCGAGGCTTCTCGCCGCCGTTATTCTGAAGCGTGTCAACGACCAAGACGCCGCGCGGTAGTTGCGCGCCGGTGCTACGCCAGCGTAAGCTCCCATCTTCATTGACTTTGACATTGTCTTTGCCGTAGACAAATTGTAGCACCGCAATCCGACTAGTTTCGAGCAGGTTAAAGGTTGCGTTGACGCCATAGCTCGACTGACTAGTCATGACAGTCTCTGGACCCCACGCTTCGATTTCGTTAGTTTCCTCGGCGTCGGAAATCGTCAGCCCATCAGACGTAACGTAGCCAAGATTCACGAAATCATCAGAGAGTGAATCTTTGGCATTAGTCGGTAAAGCTGTACCGAGTGGCGCCCAATAAACCGCACCGCCTGGCTTCGGCAAGCCAATGGTGATATTATCCTTATTATTCTCTTTAGTATTATCGTTCATATTCCCATCCTTTTACGCTTAGATTAGTGGAGGCGGAATACACCGCCTCCTATTGGCTAGTCCGTGGTCGGCGGTGTCATGATGACGGCGAGAGCATCGGGGTTAGCGATACCGAAGCCGAAAATAACCTCGTAGCGCAAAGCAATTTGATTGTAACGTTTGAGGTCACCTTGCCCGTCAGGGTCGCCATATTCAATGAGATCGACTGGGAATTCAGAGGCGATACCCCAGCGTAGTGCGTCCCAGTCACCGACGATGATCTGTACATTGTCGTATTCGCCAACTTCCTTTGAGGCGGCGGCTTTAAGCCCCTCGAATGATTCGACATTGAGACCGAATGAGCCAAGCGACGGATACACTGGAGCACCAGTTGCCGTTTTAAGTCCAGCAAGTTTGGCCGCAGCCGTGTTGGAAAAAGCAATTCCGTTAGCGCCAAGACTGCCGGCAACCTCCGCGACGGCATCCTGAAGGTCTTTATTGATAGTCTCGCCAGTAGTGCCAGTGGACGGAACCAAGATGCTAGAACCAGCCTTAGTAATATAGTCAGAAACAACCGCAGACTTTTCGCCGGTCAATGGGTTGATGCCATGTATGACGATCGTATCGAGGTCAGCTTGAAAGTCAGACCCCATCCATTTTGCGGCTAATTCATTAATAATCTTCGTTTTCTTTTGTTTGTCGAATTCCAAGAATTCATTAGAAAAACGTTCCGTATACTGGAGCTTGATAGTTTTGATGTGCCGAAGTGGATGTGCGGTCGGCGTAGGTGACTTAGCAGCCGCCTCTCCTACGACCTCGCCCTTAGTCCGTCCGCTAAGGTCAAAGTATTCGGTGTCACCGATCATGACCTGTGGTAGACGGTTAGTTAATTTAGAAATGACGCCGCCACGAATTTTGGCAACAAAAGAGTCGTCGCTAAACTGCTTAGCAACATCTACGGTAGCAAATGCCATAAAGTTTCTCCTATATTATTGGTAATATATGAGAACTTTTACAATACGAAGTTAAGAATTGAGAGTAACGCAGCCAGTCGTTTCCGATTCGCTAGTTTTCTTCTCGATTCCTTGATTGGAAGACTGACCCGGCGCAAAACTATCTTTCAGAGCGTCGGCCTTAGCGCGCATTTCGTCGTCAGTACCATCTCCTAAGAATTGTTCGGCGTCCACCTTAAAGCCATACTCAGCGGCAATGGTCTTTCGGCGCAGTTCAATATCCAATTTTTTCGCTTTCGATTCGGACTCGGAGAGTTTTTTCTGATATTCCGTTTCCACTTCTTTACGAGTCTCCGCCTTAATGGATTCACCGATTTCTGCCTTAACTTTCTCAGAAAGTTCATTGCGCAGTTCTTCTTCCACTTCGGCACGGATTTTCTCCCGACGCGTTTTGAGTTTCGCCGAAACGATTTTTTCAGATTTCTCTTTGAATAGCTCTTCGATCTGTTGCTCAGTCGCTTTACTATATTCCCCCGAATCGTTCTTAACGTAAAAGTCCACCCTTTTTTCCTCCGTAAAGTTATAACGTTGTAATTATTGTATCGCATATTTGCTATGGCGTCAAGAATATGTATTTGCTTATGCCTACAATGTTGATTTTCCGACAGAGTTCACCATAATGTCAATTTCCTCGGAACTTAGTCCGAGGTTCCGCCAGAGCGAACGTGCCTTGATAATTTCTGGCACATTTTGCGCGATTTTAGTCAAACCGTCACCGAATTTACTCACATCAGCGGCAAAGACTGGCTTCCAAATTGGCGTAGCGACATTGATTTTTGCTTGTAAATTATCATCAATTTTCTTAAGTTGGTTATCATACATATATAGCGTAACGGCAAAGTATTTGAGTTGCTCTCCTAGTTCTAATTGCCAAGTTAGAATGTCGTCTTTAAGGTCGTCATTTACAATTTCTAGGGCTTCGGTCGACTGGGGTGCGTCGGTTGCAATGCCGAGATTGACGAGGCTGAGTTTGGTATCGGCACAGAAATTATTAGCCGAGATGAGAATTGTCTCCTTGAACGGCGCCATAGCGTGTTGAGCAAATTCGCCGACTTTCGGGATTTGGCCATCAGCATTCACGCCGATTTTGAGAATGTCGCCAGTGCGGGTTTCGACCTTATCGATTGAAGTGTCGATGTCGGCGCCTAGAATTACATCTACTTTCGTATTGTAATAATAGGCTGCAATCATCGCTTGACGAGTAGTCCGACTGGCGTCGATAATTGAATCTCGTACTGGGCGCGAGAGTACAGAGCGCCCAAAGGGCCGTTTGGTAGTGGAGTTATAGGTTAGCAGTCCGATTAGTGGTCGTCCGGTTGGGTTAGTATCAATACCATCTTTATTGTTCTCGTACGTGATAGTTTTGTTGGGCTCATATTCGATATAGGCGTCGGGTCGACTCGGTGTCGGAGTGTCCTTAGAGTTGCGCGCAAACACCGCATATCCGTCCTTTAAATTCTGCTCACGCCAACTATAGGTTCCGGTCGCCTCTTCAGCCGTGAATGGCATTACTTTGTCATAGGCGAGCGCTAGAAACCCACAGCCGGCCACCAAAATATCTTCTTTAACTTTGTCGAAAGCCTCGATAACATTATATTTGCGTAGAATCTCATTTAACCCAAGTGCGTCGTTCTCGAAGCAGTCAAAATGAGTTTTATTGGCGCGCATTTCCACGGCGCGCTTACCCCAGCCGAGGTGAGACTTGGGAACTTCATTGGCGAGTTTACCTTTGGCGCAGTCATGATAATCATAATCGCCAAAATAAAATTTATATTTCTCCGCCGACCGTTTTAGTCTGCTATCGTTTTCCCTACTCCATTTCATTAGCGTACTCCTCTCAAAATTCCAATCGTTGGTCGACCAGATATTGATCCTAGCCCAATCAACTCTAGCTCGCGCGTTTTGAAGAATAGGTTATTAGATGCCGCTCCACTACTAAGGCCGATTGACTGCGAGTAGGGTGTCGCGCTCTGCGTCCATTGTGTCGCGTCGTCCGGCATACCTTCCGGCAAACTCATGACACGCTGGACGGAGTTTACGACGACCATCTTCACGTTCTCAACCAAAATTCCAGTAGTATCCGCCGTAATCCGACCGTCGAGATTGGTCTGGTGGTTCAAGGCAATTTGGCGGAGATAATTTGAGGCTTGTGTCAACAAGGCTTCCGCCCGCGATTCTTCCTCGACGCTCAGTGCGTGCCAAACCGCCGCCAAGTCCGCCGGCGTGGCGTAACTTTTTAAGTCAATTTGCTTATCTCCGCCTTCGTTCATACTTACTCCTTACTCTTTTGTCTCGTCCGACTTGGCATTATTGGTATTGTCTTTAGTCTTGTCTTTCGCGCCAGCTCCCTTGCCTTTGGCATTGGAGGTTTTTGGTTTAGTCGACGGTTTAACCGACGTTTTATCCGCCTTAGTATCTTTCGTTTCGTCTGACTTAGCGTCTTCAGCATTCGGCTTATTGCTACTTCTAGCAGCCGATTTTTTGTCGATTTTCTCGTAAACCTTTGGCAGACGAGTTCCGGCCATTACTTCGACTTCGCGACCGGTTTCTTTGTTACGATAAATAGGCATGCTTTCTCCTTTCGTTATTATTTTATTGCCTATAACATCCTAATCCGCTCAGCAATCGCATAGCGATTCCAGCGAGTTGGGGTGTTCGAATCCATTTGCGTCGCAGTCGTGTCTACGACGTGATAATCGTGCCCGGCATATTCCACGAAGGCTCCGTTGACGTCTCGGTTGTCGGCTTTAGGCAGATGAATCATAATCTGAGGTTTGGTGGCAGTCGGTGAGCCAGTATTGGCCACCAGGCAGCCCTCCATTGTAAAAGTTGCAACAGTTCCGTCTGGCATGGGCTTATTCTTGAATGTTACTGGGATTGATTTCATGATTTACTCCTGTTTTGTGGTATAATATAAGCATGACCTGCCGGCCGTTTCGGACGTGTGACTGGAGGCTTCGGCACCCTATCCCCGACAGGTACAGGAGCCGCCGTATAGTGGCTCCGATTTTTATTGCGCATTTTTCATAGCCTCCCACATATACCTTTGATATTGCCCTTCACTTGCTTTGTACGACGTTACAATACCGATATGGTCTTTACTTTTACGCTCTACGATGACAATCTGACGGTCTCTGGCGTCGCCCAAAACGATATACCTTTGAAGCCCTCGTTTCTCCCCGGCAGGTACAATGTCATCCATTTTAGCGTTCTGAACTATTTTTGAAATGTTGTTAATCTCCGTTATGGTGAGTGGATTGTTGTCATTATGCCCAGTTTTAGTGAATCCAGTGCCGCTAAAATGTCCTGCGTTGTCCATATGGAGTGCGTTACTACGCGTAAGAGATATTGTCGCCTTACGGTTTATGCCTAGAGCATCTGCGCCGTCACGCTGGATATTGCCAAGATTGGCTATAGTTTTCTGCCCCTCTAGCAACTGCGAGAGTGCGACTGTAGTTTCGGTTGGCTCGGTTTGGCGTAGTTTTTCTAGAGTTGGCGCAAGATGCTCTTGTCGGGCTGGCGTATTTTTATGTTTGACGTAATTATTAAGAACTCCATTCCGGCTATTGTATCCGGATGTTGTGAATAAACAGTCACAATTATCGTGTCGGGCAAAATCTTCGCCCTTTGGGTAGGTATATGTCCCTTGTTTCTTGTCGCACCATTCGCAACACTTTCCAACTACCGTACGAGTTAAAGTGGGATGCTTATCGAGTGATAGCGCGTTCCGAAACGCCTCTGCCTGCGCCTTGCCGAGTGCCGAATCATAGAATTCTTGGACAATCGGATCAATTACTCTACCGAGTGAATTCTGCCGGACGAGCTTCGTTGCCAGATTCTCAATCTGGTCGGTCATCTGCGAATAGTCAGTTGTACCGATTGCCGTACTATCAAAAACTTGGCTGTTGGCATCAAACATCTGCGTATAAAAATCCGAGCCAATAAGGTTAATAACTTTGGCGATCCTGGATTTTTTGTCGTCTGGCGAAATATCCAGGCCGAGAATATATTTTACGGCCGGTAAGATATTGCTGGCGGTGTCGATTGCTACTGGGTGAAAGTCCATTGACGGAGTTCCTCCCTTGCCTTATTGACGATTTTCTGGATATGCGCAATCTCGTCCTCGGCAATCTCCCGAAACTCTGCGTCTGGCAGAGCCTTCAGCTCCTCGATTTTGGCCGATGCGGCGCTAACCGACAGATTGTCGGTATCTTTTAGTTTTACACCTTTTCGTGCGGCTAAATCCGCCAAGTAGTTGCGCTGCGTTTCGGTCATGCGCTATCCCTTTAGTAGTGATTCCGCTTAACCGTGCGTAAACGTAGCTAATATTAAAGTTATTATACCATAACACCTCTAAATTTGATATAATAAGAGTGTCTAGAATATATTTTAATCCGGTCTCAATATAAGATGGGTTAATGTTGGTCTCAATTATTGAGACCTGAAATATATTCTAGACAAATATATCAACATTGACCCATTTTTTGGGTTTTAGTAGGATTCCCGCTGGGGACCCTGGGAGAGACAAGATGACTGAGCAGTCAAAAAGTAGTAAGCAAGATAAAATCTACACTTATCTAGGGGCTTTATTCGTATGTGCGATTTTAATTTGGTTTGGAGTCAGTATGGTTGGAGGGAAGAAAAACGATGGGGGTGAAGCAAAGGCTGAGCCGGAGGTAGCCGAAGAAATAAGTGAGTCCGAGGAAAACGACAAATCGAGTACCCAAAATACCGGTAGACCCGATACAGATATTCGTAGGGCCGTTATGGTTGATACAGTCTCGAAGTGGAACGACGTAGACGAATTCAGCCTGCGCGTAGACGATAACTCTGACGGAACTTATTCTGTAGATATAACTGCGAACTATAATGGCATGAATGAAAATCTTGGGGATGCGCTTGTGGTCTACTGTAATAAAGTTGCCACTGCGATAGATTTGACTGGTCATCCAGTTACGGAGCTTAGCCTCACATGGACTGTGCCGATTGAAAGCGATGAGCCTGCTGGTATGTGCCACTATCATTCCCAAGACGGCGTTCTAATTTATGATGATCAGAGCAATGGGATTCTGACCAATAAATAAATTGCTCTACTTGACAAACTTATTCAGCCACCCACGCCGTCGTTGAAGAGCGGTCGTTGTTTTGGCGTCTGCGGCTGAGATTATATACCTAGCACGCACTACACCATTCTTATCCGGTTGAGTCTCCTGCGATTTAATCTCAAATTTACCCTCGAAGCCAAAATCGATAATGAACTGGCCTTGAACTTCCGACAGTTTCCGCTCCATTAACTCACGCTCGACCCGCTCTACTCCGGGTCCGGTGAGCATTGCCTGCTCTAACCCCTTATTATTCAGCCATACTTTAATTGTCATTTTTAGCTCCTTTTACACCACAGTTATATGCCTGCCAAAATGCCTTCATCTCGTCGTAATCCTCAGTCGACATATGTGCAGCTTCTTTTCGGCTCGTCTCCGCCTCAGTTTTGGCCTTTTTGACATACTCTGGTTGGAGTTGCGGTTGCGGTTTTGCTGGCGCTCTACCTTCCTTTTTCATCATATTGGCAAGTTGGCAGTTGATGACATCCAACGCGTGTAGAATTTGGGACTGAATTTCTTTGTCCCAATCCCAGTCTTTGGTCGGACTATACTTTTGGATAAACCGTGATTCGAACGGTAAGTTGAGCAGAAGCCGGCAGAAACGTCGAAAACGTTTCTGTACGATTCTTTCTCTTTCGACATCGATATGATAATACTGCTGGAAGTCAGCCTCGATTATCTCCGCTTCCAGCTCTGACGCCGCGAGGCACGATTCCCAGCTTTTGGGAAGCAACCCTCAATCTTGTCCGTGATTTTGCGTAGCTCTTTCATTGAGAAGTAGCCACACTGGTCTTCGATATGTTTGCGTGCGGCGTCATATACTTTTTCCCCACCCACGACAGCAAACAACATTACCATTACTTCTTCAATATCATTCTCACGTGCCGCCTTAGAAAAATCAGTGAGAAAATCTGCATCATCAAAAAGTTGCTCGTTAACCTCAACTTCATATCCATCCCAAAGTTCAATGGTTTTACTCTTAGTTTTTACCATGCGATTCCTTTCGCAAAAGATTACCCGCTTAACCGTGCGTATACGTAGCTTATATTGTTTTCTATTATAGCATATTACCTCTGATATATGGCAAATTTTACGCAATTCACTTTTTTGATTTTTTCTCTCGTGTGAAAATTGTCACAATACACGCCCGTGGATTAAGAGAGGGCGGGTACACCCACCTACCCCCTATGCTTTCCAAGTCAAAGAATACATTGTGTTATAATTATTTTATGGCTCAAACTCGCAAATACTCGTCGCCGAAAGACCCGCGAAAGCGCTATCCCAAGCTTCGTAGCGACTTGCGCAAGCGCGTTTTCGCCTCACAAGATGTTTGCGGCATTTGCGGGCGCGAAGTAGATAAAACTTTACCGCCAGGCACGCCTTTAAGCCCGGAACTTGATGAAATTATCCCAGTAGCACGAGGAGGGTCGCCATATGATATTGAGAATCTACAGCTCGTTCATCGCCTCTGTAATCAACGTAAAGGCGCTAAGATGCCGGGTGACAGTATGAGGATTGCCGAGAATCCGCTACCATTATCAAAAAACTGGTGATGCGACATGACGGGCGGGGTTATGTTTTTGGCTTCCTGGCCTCAGGAATCCAATGTGCGTGGCTTTTGCCTGTATTTTTTGATGCGAGCTTCGACGGCTTTCTTGGCGCGCGCAGAGCGCTCTTCGGGAGTCATATTAGCGGATGATTTTTTGCCGCCACTCTTACCAATGCGAGAACGCCTAGCCCATTCGTGGAGTTGTGACGAAACTAGCCCGGCAAGTTCGATGGCTGCGTCAAGCTCATCATCCGGCAAGGTGGCCGGATAGTCGAAGTGTATAGAAGCTTTCGACAATCTTTTCTCGGTATGTTCTACCAGCTCGATGCTCCAGCCATCATCATGGTGAAATAGCGCAATTTGTCGCCCGCCACCACAGCTATTCTGCAAACCTATCTTCATCCCCATACGAACGAAACCATTAACCAACTCTCTAATCTTTTCTTCTGTTAGCATCTAACCTCCTCTCCGTCCTGCAATTGTCTCATTTGCGTTCGATAGAAAGCTCCTTGTCTTTGGCAAGTTTCACTATGGCCGTCAGCATAAGTAATAACAATATCTTCACCGCTGCGCTTCCAGGATACTTTGTGGTATCTAGCCGGTGTGGGCTGGGTGATGAAAATGCCAAAGTTCTTAGCTACGTCTTTTTGAACTTTTGAAAATGAGGTTTTCATCCGATTATCCTTTCTGGGCAGGCTGAACGAGG